TGAGCAAGGCACGTGTTACCAAGTCACAGGCAAAAGCGGCGACGTTTACAGCCGCGCCCGTCCTGAATGGCAACAACTCAAAGAGGCGCGAATGCGAAAACAGGCCATGATTGCGACGCTGGAGAGGTTAGTAGGTACAACGGCAGAAACAGAAGAAAGCGTTGACGAATTCTTCGGATGAATTCCACTTTGACGAAGACGCGGCAAACAGGGCCGTGGACTTTATCGAAAAGTTTTGCAGCCATGTGAAAGGCGAGCTAGGCGGCCAGCCGTTTATACTTGAAGACTGGCAAAAAGACGACATAATTCGCCCGCTTTTTGGATGGAAAAAGGCCGACGGCAGGCGGAAATATCGCACTTGCTACGTTGAAATACCGCGTAAAAATGGCAAGTCGAACCTAAGCGCAGCCATTGCCCTTTATATGCTTTTTGCAGACGGTGAACCGGGCGCGGAAGTGATAAGCGCGGCAGGCGACCGAAACCAAGCCAATATTGTCTTCAGCATAGCGCAGGAGATGATACACAACAACAAACACCTGAGCCAACGCGCCAAGGTTTTGCGCAATTCCATTAACTACAAAAGCAGTTTTTACAAGTCCATCAGTGCCGAGGCAAGCACGAAACACGGCTTTAATTGTCATGCCGTAATTTTCGACGAACTACACACGCAGCCCAACCGCGATTTGTGGGATGTACTTGTAACGTCCACAGGCGCACGAACGCAGCCCCTTGTTATCGCACTAACCACCGCAGGACATGATAGGAATTCGATTTGTTTTGAAATTCATGAATACGCTCGGCAAGTTCAGGAGGGTAGTATTCTCGATGAAACTTTTTTACCGGTACTTTATGCCGCTGATGAAAGTGATGACTGGACTGCTGAAGAAACATGGCAAAAAGCCAATCCGGGATACGGTTCGATTTGCACAAAAGCGTACTTCGAGCAAGAAAGCAAGAAAGCGCAAAACGTCCCATCATACCTAAACACGTTTTTGCGTCTGAATCTCAATATTTGGACAAGTGCAGAACACGCGTGGATTCCTGACGACGTTTTTATGCAAGGCGCGGAGCCGATACCGTGGGAGCGTTTGCCGTATTTACCTGCCTTTGGTGGGTTAGATTTGGCCAGTACGCAGGATTTAACCGCTTTTGCTTTGCTTTTTCGTGACGATGAGCACGATTGTTTTTATTTAATCGTGCACCAATTCGTCAACCAAGACAAGGCCGACAGCAAGAAATTAAGCGCAGGAATTGACTACCACAGGTACGCAAAAGACGGGCATTTGACAATTACACCGGGCAACGTTACCGATTTTAGGTATGTTAAAGAGCATATTGTTGACGCGTGCGCGAAATACGACATTCGCGGGATTGGATACGACCCGCGATTTAGCACGTATATCGTGAGCGAATTGATACAAGACGACATCGAAATGCACCCAATGGCGCAGAATATTACCACTATGAACGGCCCAACGAAAGAATTTGAGATGCAAATGATGAAAAGCAACATCATCCACGGAGGCAACGAGGTACTAAGGTGGCAGATGGGTTGCGCTGTTGTTTATACTGATGTCAACGAAAATAAACGCGTGACCAAAGAGAAGCACGAAAGCAAAAAAGTGGATGGAGTTATTGCTTCAATCATTGCCATGAACGAATACGGCCACCACAAAACGAGCGGCGCGCATGATACGGTTTTCGATATAATTTCCCTTTCGTAATTTGCGACCCATATGGCAACACTTCGCGACAGATTAAACGCGCTTTTGAGGTATCGCGTAGGTAAGTACGATTCCCAGACCTTGGCGAATGATTTAGGTATCTACGGCACTACGGTAAGCGGTGCGAACATAAACGAGAACACGGCGCTAACCATTTCCACGGTTTACGCTTGCGTGTACAAGATTGCCAGCACCTTGGCGAGCCTAGATTTAGAGGTATATGAGCGCACGGGCCGCGAGATTGAACCGGCTAACGTTCACCCAGCTTATGACGTTATCAAATACAAGCCCAACGAATACCAAACAGCTTTCGATTTTTGGGAAACTATTATTAGCAATGCAGTCATTAACGGCGTGGGCTACGCACTCATCGAGCGCGATGGCCGTGGGTACGTTACAAGTTTGGTGTGCTTAGATATTTATGACGTAGACCGCAAAACCGTAAATGGACAAATGGTTTACAGCGTTCGAAACGTGGGCATCGTACAGGCTGAGAATATGTTGGAGATTTGCAACCTGCAAAGGAAGTCACCGATACGATTGCACCGTGAGAATTTAGGACTAGCCAAAGCAGCCGAGGACTTTGGAGCTGAGTACTTTGGAAGCGGTGGGCAAATGACGGGGATATTATCCAGCGACCAGCCTTTGAAAAAGGAGCAGATGGATATAATTCAAGGCAGTTGGAACAAGGCCGCACAACAGGCCGGCACGAAGCTGCTGCCGTTTGGATTCAAGTATTCAAGGATAAGCATTAGCCCCGACGAAGCGCAATTTATCGAAACGCGTAAATTCCAAGCTGAAGAAATATGCCGAATTTTCAGCGTGCCGCCTACATTGGTACAGCTCGAAAGCCAAACAACTTATAACAACGTAGAGCAGCAAAACCTGCAATTCGCACGGCACACCATTGCACCATGGGCCAAGCGCATCGAGCAGGAAATTGATAGGAAGCTAATCCAGTCACGCGAGCGCCCACAGATATACAGCAAGTTTAATTTAAACGATTTGTACCGGGGCGATATGCAGAGCCGTGCGGACTTCTACACGAAGATGCTCAACAACGGCGTGCTAAGTATTAACGAAGTCAGGGGCAAGGAAGAACTAAACCCAACGGAAGGAGGCGATACGCATACCGTTGCCGTCAATCAAATAGCACTAAATAGGCTAGGCGCTTATTCGGATAAAGTTTCAGAAACACAGAACAATGGACAATAAAGATGACAAGCGCACCGAGGAGCTGCGCAACCAATACGGCGACAGCGTAGAACTGCGCACGTCAGAAGTGCGGGCCGCTGGCGACGATGCTTTAGTAGTCGAAGGCTATGCAAGCAATTTTAACGTGGAGTATGATTTGGGCTATTTCAAAGAAACCGTAGCACGTGGCGCATTTGATGGCGTTATGGAGGATGATGTAAGGTTTTTACTTAATCACACCGGCGCACCATTGGCACGAACTACGAACGGCACGCTAGAACTTAGCGTAGACGACCAAGGTTTGAAGTATCGCGCGGCACTTGCCGACACGCAGGACGGGCGCGACCTTTACAAGCTGATTAAGCGCGGCGATATATCACAAAGCTCGTTCGCCTTTACAATCGAGGCAGACGAATGGAGCGAAGACCGCAGCACGCGAACCATTACCAAGGTTGGCAAGCTATTGGATACCTCGGCAGTAACATACCCAGCAAGCCCGACGGCTTCAGTATATGCGCGAAACATGGCAGCGGCGACGCAGGAAGTGGAGGAGTTGAAAGATGAACAGGTAGCAGCAGAACCGGAAACGGAAGAACGCGCAGAACCTGAAACGATAAAAACAGAACCGCGTAACTTTACGCAAAACATTACAAAGATGACTTTAAACGATTTGAAAGGCCAGCGCAATGCGAACTACGAAGAATTCGTAGCCATTGGCCAAAAGGCGGACTCAGAGGGCCGCGTTATGACAGAAGCAGAACAAGAACGATGCGACAAGCTTGACAGCATGATGCAGGACCTTGATGTAAAAATCAAGCACAAAACACGTGAGCAGGATATGGTTGCACGAATGGCGCAGAGCGGAACAGCCGGCGCATCCGAGCAGCGCGAAGTTGAGCGCGTGAATGGTTCTTTTTCCCTAAGCCGTGCAGTCGCTGCCGTTGCAAACGGTCGCAACTTGGAAGGTGCAGAAGCAGAGTGGGCAAGTGAGGCAAGCAAGGAAGCACGAAGCCAAGGCCTGCAAATGGCTGGACAAATTGCAATTCCTTCAATCGCTTTGCGTGCTGGAGCTGCTGACGACTTCCAAGCAGGAAGCG